CTTTCATCCTGTATCTTTCTATATAATTTTGGATTTATCTCTTTTACCTTGGACAACAACTCTTCCCATTTTGTGTCCATCTCTTTCTGCTGTTCAGCAGTCAATCCATTATCCCAGTTACTAACCTTCATAACGTTATCGGCAATTTTCCATTATTTTTAAACCTTTGCATTCAAATTCCCCCTATGTCAACAAAATAATTTGCTTTTCCCTATTTTATGCTTATTATATGCCTATAAGTAATATTATAGAGGAGTTAATATGTTAGAACACATTATCAATATCATATGCATACCACTGCTATTTATCTATGCATACACAGCTTTGGTAGCCTTCACATGAGTTTAGTTTTAACAGTAGATGATTTAGCAACTGTTCGTAAATGGCACTTGTTTAATCAAACAGCCAATGAAGCATTTCTAAAACTTGAATCTGAAAAAGAAAGTCCTTGCCTCAAAAAGGTACAGCACTTCAAAGGCAGGATCAGGCAACATAGAAGGGAAATTGAAGAAGTAGACTTCCACATGGATAAAAGAGCAAAATGGGATGATGAGGTACGCAGTAAAAGACTAAAGGCTTAACTGTTTAAAAGCATCAGCTAAGTCATCCAGGCTTATCCTAAACAATTCCGCAGAGGCTTTTACGTTTCTGCGGTTTTTTTCTGCCCATTCCTTGGCACTCAAATTAAAACAAACTACATCCTGACAAATACTAAATGAGTTCTTACCCATCAATGAACGTAGCTTATTGTAGTCACTAAATGCACCTGCATCTAGATTTAAGCCTTTATCAGCACCCTTATGAATAGGTTCCTTACTAAACGTCATTGTAACCTTTTGATGCCTTCCTGCCCTTCTAAAAAGGCCAAGTAGTTTTTGTGCAGTCAAGTGTTGTGAATAATCGATAATGCCTTTCTTGTAATAGGTATCAATCCATAGCTGATTGGTGACGTACATTCTACGTTCACCTGCCTTTTGTGTCTGTTTTTCTTCAACATCAAACTTTTCCAGAAACTCAGGTGTTGGTAAAACTCGTTCAGTCTTTGGTGTTTGTTGTTTCTTCTTTTTCATTTAACTCCAAAATACTCCAGTATTTGATCTGCTGTAGCTTTCTTCTTCGTATGACTAAATAAAATTATGCCTTCCCTAAAAGCCTTTTCATATTCCTTCCTTATCTCCTGGTAATCTAAACCACCCCATCCTGCTACTCCATGAGTTGCCTTGTATATCCTCTGAAAGTTACTTTCCATCAATGCTAATGCTTGATCACTTAACTCCCTCGGCTTTTTAACTTCCTTAAATTTCTCGGCTATGTTTCGTGCTGTAGCATTTAAATATTCAACAAGATTATGTTTGGCATCCTTTTGACAATGCAGAAAAACCTTTTGTAATTCATCACAGGCTCTATCCCTATAATTCTTGTTAAAGTCTGATGCATCATTAATTAATTTAGCTAAAACTGTTCTATGATTTTTAACACTTGGTGCATTCTTCTGAAACCAATCCAACCCATGTTTCCACAGCCACTGATTTGATGTTAAAAATTCATCTTCACTGCCTTTAACTATTATATTAGAAGATATATTAGTTAAAGGAATTATATTATCTGATATTATATTATTATCTAATATATGTTCGGGCGACAAGGGTGTCGCATCCAAATCTGGAAGAGACACAGGTGTCGCATCCATTTTTAGTGCAGGAATGACATACTTATTCACCTTGTTTGGTGACTTAATTACTTCCAAATATCCCTGCTCAACCAGGCTCTTTATGTGCCTTTGAATTGTCTTTGTTGAAGATAAAATTTGATCTGCAATCCTGTCCTGGGATGGATAAGCATAACCCAAACTATCATTATAATGATCACAAATACGCATCAATATAGACCAATCAGTTTGATCCTTAATTTTCTGTTTCATGCACCAGGCAATCGCATTCATGCTCATTTATTTTTGCTCCTCAATCAATGTAACTAAATCATCTAAATCTACTATCGCTAATGCCTTTTTATTATCGGCCTTTATGATTAAAACTTCGTGATCATCTTTCCATTTGTAAATATTTTTAAACCCATCTGCCCTGGACTTAACCTCGGCACACCATTTTTCACCACCAATTTTATTGAAAATTAGATCTCCACGGATACTGGCTCCACCACTTAATGGAACCCTTATGCATTCCATTTTTTCATGTTTGAGTATTTGTTTCCTTAGATTATTCTCAACCCTATAACCTTTATCCCTGGAAAACTTACCCATCATATCCAATCCTTTAAATTAACTTCGCCTTTTGATAGTTTGTAAATTTGAATCATATGCTTGCCTGATGGTAAAGATTTCTTGTAAAGCCATTTATTTATTGATGATTGATTTACATTTAGAATTTTCGCTAAATCAACCTGTCTAATGCCTTCAGACACCATATATGCCCTAAGTTTCATATATTATCACCAAATGTAGTATGTTTGTTAGATCTTATATTGCTATTCATTATAGGCATATTTTATGCACTTATGCTAAATATATGTCAATTAAAAATTTATACTTAACATGATAATTTAATGTTCTTGCTTTTTACTTGTAGGCATATATTCTTATTCGTTCATCATAAGATGTATGGTGGCGTGGCTTGTACCACCATGTAAAACTAAATCTGTGGGAGCAAAAAAATGAAATGTATCAAAAGAAAACCAAGATGTTTAAAACTTAAACATCGCAAGTTAGAACATATGTTTGGCTTGAGCAATTTAAAAGCATGGGATAATCCTCCAATAGCACCGCCTTTTAATTAAAATTTCAAAATATTTAATTTTAATTTTTAAAAGGTTTAACGATGAAATATCCAAATAATTTGTTAACTCTACGCAACATGAAAGGGTTACAGCAAGGGGAAGTTGCAAAAGCTGTTGATATGAAACAGCCAGAATATTCTAAAATGGAAAGAGGTGAAAGACGTATTGGTGACCACCTGGAGAAACTTACAAAGTTTTTTAAGGTAGATGCAAATGCTATACAATCTCAAGAACTTAAATCAAATCAGTATAAACAAAAATACACTGAAGATTTACCATTATTTGGTATGCCAATACTTAATGGTGAAGGTGTACAAATGCATAAACAGTTTGTAAGCCATACCATAAGGCCTGATTACCTGGTTGATAATTTACAATCCTATGCCTGTTTTATACATGGCAGTTTGTTATCACCAAGATATGAACATGGTGATTTGGTTTATGTAGATCCAAATAAGCAAGTAAAAGAAGGTGATTATGTTGTTATCCAAGTAAAGCAGGGTGATCACATTACAGGCATCTTTAGAAAACTATTACAAATTACTGAAAGGCAAATGAAATTTCAGACACTAAGTCCTATAAAAGAAGAAGTAATAAAAAACTCTGAAATGCTGTATGTACATACGATTGTAGGCACTCGTACTAATTTTTATTAAATAAATTATAAGAATAATTTGCCTTTTTATGCCTTGTAGTATAGTCTCTTTATTATTTAATGAGGAGACTATATGGCATTACCATTTTTTGAAAAGATGCGGATGGATAAAAAAAGCCTATCTGCAAGGAAGAAAAAACTTGGTGGCAGTGAGATAAATATCATTGCCTCTGGGATTAAAGAAAAAGTAAATAATTTATATCTAGAAAAGACTGACCAGAAAGAACCAGATGACTTAACCCTCATATGGCCTGTCATTATGGGGCATATTACTGAATTAGTAAATCTGGAATGGACTGAAGTTTATTTAGAAAACACAATCAATATGAGACAACAAGTCATTGAAGGAAAAAAACATCCTTTTATGCGGTGTACTCTTGATGGTGTTATTGAGAAATACAAAAATAAAATAGCAGTCATTGATGCTAAGTTTACACTTGGCAGGCCTACAAAGGATGAGGCCTGGGGTGATGTCATACCAAGGCTAGTTAGATACTATGCACCTCAACTACACTGGAATGCTTACCTATTACAGGAATACCTGGATAAGCCAGTTGAGTATGGCCTTCTTAGCATTATAAGAGGCGGTGATAAGCCTGTATTAGAAGAAATGAAGATTGACCCTGTATATCAGGAAGAACTCATTGAACTGGGTAGATACTTCATGAATTGTGTTGAATTAGGTTTTGAGCCTAATGAACTACCTACAATGACTGACTTTGTGCCAGAGGCTGACCTTGTACCAGTTGACATGGAAAGTGATGAAAGGTGGCGAT